GGGCAACGTTAGGAAATGTGGGTTGGTCCTCCCTAATGGACCATCAACACATACGGGGTTGGCAGGACTCATGTCCGACCTTCCCCTGTGGTATAATAGCAGCTTACATAAGCCGCCAATACCACCGGCCTTGCTACCCTACACTAGGGGAACAAGGTACCTCTCAACAAAACAAGTACCGTCGTGCTTGATGTTGAGATGTTCCGGCTCATCGTCTGTGACGAAGAACCGGGACATACTCCTGCGCGCAGGCTTTGCGCTTCGGGAGTCGCTGCGAAATTCCTCCGTGGAGAGGGATTTGACAGTCCGCAGAACAATCGAGGGTCTCGTTTGTCCTAGCGGTAGCCTCGCTGATATCCTTACGGAAGCAGCAGAGGTCAACGACATAGTGCATCAAGATGATGACGCTTTTGTCGACTCTGAGTCAGAATCGTCAGGTTCTGAAACAGAAGAGCCCGGACGCGTCATCGGTGACGCTGTCCGTGGCACCATCCGGTTTCGAAAAGATTCGAAATACCGGCTGAGATACGATGACCCATGGAAAATCCATGCAGGTTATCGCCTCGGTGACATGCTGGGTCAGAACCCAGAAATCACTGTCTGGTCTGGAGACGGAATCCGCCTCCAAGACCCGCTCCCAGCTAAGGTCCTAGGACCCAACTGGGAAGGATCGCCTAAATCGAAATGTCGATTCAATGCGATCGCGCGACACGACGTGAAACTTCACGTTGTGTACGAACACACTCACTGGGGCAAGGCCCTCAGGAAGTTGTGTAACGAGCAAGGACCTTATAAGTCCTGGGCTCGCACGCTAAGAACCCGTGTGAACAGGTTCCTTGGCGGATCAACCGACCCTTGTATGTCCAAGGAGCAGGTTGAATCCTTGTTTGAAGAACACAATCCTTCAATCAAGGCACGGTCCGATCGTCTCATTGAGATGCTGAAGACCGTCGACGGGATATTTCTGCAAAGATATCTTTGCTATCCCGAAGAAGTGTGGACATGGGAAAGATTCGACATGTTCACAC